ACAAATTTTCGGAACTGTTGGTTCTAAAGATACTGCTATTTTCACAGTAGCAGAACAACATAAGGCAGCAATGCTGGCATCCCCTGATCCAGCATCATACAATTATTTAACAGGAACCCCGGCCTGGCCATTAATCTACGGAGAGTAATATGAACTATACATGGTTTCAGAAAGTACAAATCTGGTTCATTGAATTGATTGCTAAAGTTCATTGGAAACATGATACTCTTTTAACAGATGAAGACGACAAAGAACTGAAAAGTAAGTTTACTGCTGACTATTATATTATTGCAACTAGAAAAAGTAATTACCTGACAACCTTTTTTATCGGACTTGGTAACTTTTTTCTAACTGGTCGTTGGGGATTCTATAGCCATGTACTAATGAATCTTGAAGATGAAGTCAAGACAGACGATGATTATAGGTTTATTGAAGCAACCGGGGAAGGAACACACTATTCAGACTTTGAACAGGTATTTGGAAAGGTCGATGCAGTAGCACTTATCAAACCTAAGAATATGACACTTGTAGAATGGACTGAAGCACTAGACAAAGCAAAAACTTATCTAGGTACTCCATATGATAATTTGTTTGACCTAAAATCTACACTTGAAATAAATTGTGTTGAACTTATTCGCGTAGCACTGCAGGCATTACCTGACTATCCAGAAAAGTTTGCAGAATTTGAAAAGATGGTTGCAAAGAAGAAGAAACTAACACCTGATATGTTCATCGAGTGTTCAGATTTCGAAGTTGTATATTGTGTTAGACGTTAACGTGTTGACCTAAGATAACGCGAATCTTATCAATAGCTTTTAGATTACAGAAACTTATTTTAGCACCTTGGTGCATTGGTTTAGGCCATTGCCCAAGGTCAACCCAACAATATCCACAGCTTTCAGCATTTAGTTCTGGAACAAATTCGTCCTCTACTATGCAAACAAAACTATAGTATTTGAAATGTCTATCCTTGCTTTGGTAAACATCAAACGGATAGATTTTCTCAATATCCGGAACAAACCCCATTTCTTCTGTTAGTTCTCGAAGTAGAGCTTCCCTGGGTTGTTCACCTTCCTCCATCATACCGCCCCATAGCGACCAACACATTGAATGTGTCTTATGTGGTGCTCTAAGGTTTAGGAGGACTCTGCTTGTTTTGGTCGAAACAAAGATTGTTCCAACACCTGTCTTATTCGTAATTGCTAATTGTGGTTCCATCGGGCGCCTGTATAATATTATCTATTCTCCAGTACCCGGGCGCATATACACCGTAATAGGTGTATGTCCAATTTACGCCATCGAATGTGTATTGAGAACTGTTACTCATATTTACAACATAATTTAGACCGACAGCATTTCGTGAATCAAAAATAACTACCCAATTTATACCATTGAATTCAATAATATCATTTGGATAAGCAATGAAATTTGCATCTACTGCCCAGGGACTACCAGGCACCATTGGTGGAATAGCCGGTTCTTCTCCGGCACTTACATGGGATGTCAGCAAATATCGTTGTCCAGCAGCAGCAGCCGGTAATCCATTTCCTGGCATAACTTCTGTTGGGTCAATAATATTCAGAATTTGTGGAATGGTATTTGCTGGTAATGTATCTATGTCCGGAGTGAATAGCAGCACGTTTTGACGTAGTGGATCTTGCTCAATGAGTCCGATGATGTCAGAGTCTGTCACATCAAGGTCGGGATCTAGTTTTAGCCTAATATTGGTGATATTAGGCGTAATTTGCCCGTACTTTTGAATCAACTCTTGCCAGCTCAATGCAGGATCAGCAATTCCGTATTCGTTTAATAATGTAATCTCGTCACCTGTTACAGTGTGTGCCACAGAGATTTTATAATTACCGACAGTGGTAACAATTTGTATAGGAATGCCACTAATGCAAGTTCTAAATGGATCGTAATCACCGCCACTTATTGCATCAACTATACTTGGTGCATCTGTTGTAACATCACCAGCATTGAATACATGTGTAACAATTTCAGCAATGAGCCCGCTCCTTTTGAGCTTGGCAGGAGGATTGATCCAGATAGGAACCTTAAACTTAAAACTCATTACATCGCGTTCTTCATCGCCACCTTGTGGAATAGAACGATTAGTGAATGTATAGTCCTCGAGCCATACCTCAAAAATGCTAGTCCAATCTAATAGATTACTATTCTGTTGAAGTTGAATAGATGGATTAAAAATAATAGCAATTTGTTCAAAGATTTGCAACTTAGTGGTAATATTTGGTGTCCATACATCGAGTTTGAAATACGCATCATATGGGACGGGCATATATCTATCAACGTCTTGTCTAACACCCGGTTCACTTCCGTATGTTTGTGTTAGTGCATCAAACTGTCTTTCTACCGTAGAGACTTTGCCAACATATTGAGTATCTTGCCTTCTATTGGGTGCCAACTTGATACTATCAATATATGCACTAAACATGGGATTAGGTAGTAAGGTGTTCTCACTAGCGCCCTTGATAAGTTGTGCAACCATCCAGGATGGATCACCATACATAATAGGAACTCGTTGAATTGTATAGAGGCCATTGGCATCTGGACCGTTTCTAATTTTTATGTCAGAAAAGATTCTCATAAATTGGACGAGATATCGTCTTATTTGACCGTCATAGAAAAAATCCATTTTAGTCCTTAATTAGGTTTTGTCTTTGCACGTTCATCGGCAATAGCAGAACGTGTAGCTTCAGCGGCAGTGACATTTGTTTTTCTCTCAGCGTACAAATCAACCTTCTGTTTGATAACCTGAGATATTGCTTGCTTCTCTGGAACAATAGTTCCATCAGACATAATGGTATCTTTATTGTTATCAATGAACGTATCTAATACGCGGTTGTATGCAGTCCAAACTTTCAAGACATCTACCTCAATTAATTTGTAACAACTTCCCTGCTTCTGGAATAATCTTTCAGGATAATAATCAATTCTTAGATAATATTGTCCATCAGTCATGCCGGGAGGGAAACTAACACCTGCACCGACAAGTGGTCCAGCAGGAACTAGATTCTGTGCATTATCGGTAGATAAATTAGGTGGTGCACCGTCTCCACTAAAGTAGTTACTACCTACAATAGGATAGCCTTTTTCATCTAGATATATGTAGAGGTTTGCACTTTCAAAGAACTTCGGATCAAAGAATGCATTCTTTTCGGCCTCTGCAACAATTTCATCTGTAATCTTGATAATTTTACAGAACAGGTCTAATGAACTCTTGATATCGGGATTGCACCCTAATCCTGGATTACCGTCCTTATCTGATGTTTCAGTAAATCCTTCAGGCATAATACCTATACCTTGTCCAACGCCACCAGCAGTCTGCCCTGTCTCTGCCTGTTCAATAATTTCTTTGTATTCTACAGATGAAGTCATTAATTTTGCTCTGACTAGCCAAATATGTGGAAACCATTTCTGTCCATATCCTGCCGCAGCATATAGTGCATCTTGAACAACATAATAGCGATTAATACCTACTGCATTATCAAAAATAGGCACATCTCGCATACTAGGGAATTCTAATACATCACCTGCAATAAGTTTTCGTCCTAAGGCATCAACCATATCATTGTAATGAAACTGAATACGGATAACATCAGAACTAAGAAAAATACCAAACTGCGATAAGTCATAATTTACATCTTGCGGTTGATGGTGTCCTCTGAGCTCAATAACATTAGGATTATATTTTCTGTTGGCATTTTGGAGGAATAAAACGTCTTGGATGGTGGTTAGTGATGTGTCTGTGTTACCAGCTGCATCAGTAGTTGGTCCTTCATACATATGAACAAGAATTCCATCGCCGGAAATCCTGAAGTTTTCTCCAACCGTACGATCAGTGAAATTGAAGTCTGTTCCTTTTACGGGATTCCATAATGAAATTCTAGGCATGTCTTGTCCCCATTTCTATTATTTATCACCTAGGCGGTATTGAAATTTTGATAAATATATCGAATAAGGAGATATGATATCATGGCTTTATCAATTACAGGTGGTGCAGCACTAAAAGGTGTTAAGATGAGTAAAGTAACAGCAGGATTCAATCCTGTGACATTCTGGTCAGGATATCAGGGTGGTTTCTGGGATTTTACAGATTCGGCGAATCTTTTTGCTGACGCCGCACTTACTACACCTGCAACACTTGATGCAACTGGTGGAGTATTAGGGGTTACTGATCTTTCGGGACTAGGTAATAAATTAGTTACCTATACATTATTTACAAATACATCATTTACAATGAGATCTGGATACTGTGAATCTAATCTTGGCGCTTTAACAACAGCGAGTACTCTTAGCCTAGGTAATACATATACCGCTATTGCATTAGTTAGGCCAACATCAATCGGATCTCTTCAGAATATTGTTGATACTGACTTTGGAACAGGTAACAGAGTTGCTCAGAACTTAATTATTACCACATCTGGTTATATTCAATCTTATATCTTTGGATATAGTTCTCCATCTGTTGTAATGACAAGCCCTGTATTATCAGCCGGCACAGATTACCTTGTGGCTGCGGCAACTGATAACACAGATAGTAATTTAGTAGCAGCCGGAACAGTATATAATTCGGGTTCGGGTGGCACATTAGTTGGTGGCGTCGTAGCGCCGGGTGTTGGAGCATCTTACGGTGGAACTCTTACTCCAATTTATCAACAATTTACCGGTAGAATATATTGTGCTGCCTATATTACCAAGAAATGTACACCTGCTGAAATTGCAGAAATTGGTGCTTATATGAATACACTAGCCGGAACATCAGCAGTAGTATAATAATTTCGCCATCTAGATAAATAACTACATAATCCATAACTAGGGGAATCGTTCTCCTAGACAGGTAATACCTGAATAAGGACGCATATGTCAGTTACAATCAATGCTAAAGGTACGAGTACCACATCCTTTAAGGTCGGTAAAGACGGTACAATTATTACTCAGGGCGGAGTTATTTCGCCACCGGCAGCAACCGATCTTAAAATAGACCTTGATGTAGATCAATATATGGTTGTAAATGCAGGCTTATCTGGGCCAGCATTAATTACAGCTAGTAATAATCAAGATCTTCATATAAATCCTGCCACTGGTGGTGGTCAGTATCTCATTTTAAATTCAACGAGATGGCCTGCAACTGATGGTACAAATGGGCAAGTTCTAAGGACGAATGGCGCCGGAGTATTATCCTGGCAAACGGTATCTGGGACAGGATCTGTTACGTCTACTTCTGTTGTTTCTGCCAATGGTTTTGCAGGTACTGTA